TGATGACCGGGTGATTTTTACACTGTGGCAAATATCATCGCTACGGCGTCGTGTGCGCATCACGTCAGGAAAGTGATAAACAAAATCGCCGCTGTTGTTGCTACACTGCAGCGACAACGACAACAGGCAGTGACTTGTTTACGAACAAACAAACAAGCAAACAACACAACACAATGCAGGTTTTCGTCAAGACGCTGACCGGCAAGACAATCACGCTCGAGGTTGAGCCGTCAGACACAATTGAAAACGTCAAGGCCAAGATCCAGGACAAGGAGGGGATCCCGCCTGATCAACAGCGCCTTATCTTTGCGGGAAAGCAACTCGAAGACGGGCGCACCCTTTCTGACTACAATGTTCAAAAAGAGTCGACTCTGCATCTCGTACTCCGCCTGCGCTAAACAGTCTGCGCACAGGCGGTATCAAGACACTGTAACGCAGTGGTCTTGAGGCTGATCAAGCCAAATACACACACACACACACACACATACACAACACACAACACGCACCCCGTGATTTATTATCACGCCCCCACTGTTCTGCTGATGTTGTCGTCGTCGTTTGTTTTCCCACAGTCGCCTGCGCCGCCGTCGCCGCCGTCGCCGTGTCGCAAGCGCCGCCATGTCTGACAGCGGTTATCTAGAGTGGGAACAAAAGTCACAGGGCAGACGAAGGACTTGGGGCGGCACTGAAGTATTGCAGTACGACGATCGACACAGCGCCCGGTACCCCGCCAGTGCGTGTGACACTTGCAGTATCGACAATGCAAACACGGCAACGTGGACCGAGGCGATCAACGCCGCCTTGCGCAATAAGCATTACGAGTGCGTCTACAACTGTGTGCGAACGATTCAGCAAAAGTACGCACGCATGTACGATCAGAACAACGCCCTGTACCAACTCGCGCTGGAGCCATACGGATGCGACGCAGAGTCAAACAACGCTCTGCGCGTTGCCATCGTGCGTCTCTTTCTGTTTGCCGGGGCAAGTCCAAACGGACGGTACCAACACGATGGCACAACAGCGCTCATGGAGTTTGCCAAGAGTCAATGGACCAACGACGAGTCGGGCGTGTTACTAGCGTTGCTCGAAGCCGGAGCCGACGTGAACGCCACAGACTTTCGAGACGGCAACACGGCGCTCCACCACGCAGCCATGGCATGCCGGTACTACGTGGGGGGTCCCTGTAAACACAAGTCTGTCGACGCGCTTCTCGACGCCGGCGCCAACATCAACGCCAAGAACGCGTATGGCCAAACCCCTCTGTTCATCGTCGCGCTCGTCTCGTCGCACGGGCGACGGCGCCAAAGTCCCGGTGACTGTGTACAGACGCTGTTACGGCGGGGTGCTAACATGTACCTGTGTGACGATAGTGGCCGGTTTATTGCGAACCTCGACACCTGCACGCGTATCAAAGAAATTCTACACCGTCATCGCACACGCGAACACGACAGTCGCGTCGTGCAGGCCAACGCCTGTGATGCTGCCGTCGACGCTGCGGCGACTGCGATAGGCTACGAGTCTGGCGCCGACTTGCTTACGCACAACCAAACGCTCTTTTTTGCAGTGGACCACGCTGCGCGAGCAGCAGCCTCTGCCGTTCTTGCTCAAATCCCCCCTTCCGCGCCCGTTGATCCTCAGGGGGCCACGAGTGCTGCTATCGCGGCAGGCATTGCTGTTGCGACCGCTTTCGTATCTGCTCGGTCTCACACGAGTGCCGCCGCCACCGCCGCCGCCGGCGCCGGCGCCGTCGTAGCCCATGTGTTGTCAGTTGCCGAGGATACGCCCGTTTGTTCCGCTGCTTACCACTGACGGGGTGGTTGGTGCTGTTTAAACAACGCGCGCGCTCGCAAACATCCTACCGCGTGTTTGTTTCTGTGCAATGCAGTAGCAAGCGTTGACTAGACCTAGATTGAAACCAGTCCAGTTGTGTGCGGAGACGGTGGTGCTGTCATGACGTCGTTGTGCGAGTACCGCGACGTGTTTGGCAGGCCCGGGGAGGGTGTTCATGCTACGCGTTTTCTTGGACTTGCTGCGTTTGACCTCGTGGCGACGGTGGCAGGCGCGGCAATCCTTGCGCTACTTACCGACGTGCCATTCCCCATCGTACTCGCCGTTTTGCTAGTGGTCGGGATCATTGCGCATCGAGTGTTCTGCGTCGACACGGCTCTCAACACGATGTTGTTTGGGAACACAGTGTCCAAGTAGCGGCAGAGCAACACCCACGCGGGGGTCAACGAGACGAGTGTGTGTTTGTCATTGTGTATTATTTGTCCGCGCTCATGTGTGTGTGTGTGTGTGTGTGTGTGTGTGACATGGCCGCGATGAACGCCACCCCGTTTGTACTAGTCGAGAATGCGTTTAGCGAGCGCTTCAAAGCGCGCATCGATCGCGCATACGAGTATTTCGGAGAACAGTTTGAGCGTTGCCACCACCGCACCCGGTCACACGAGCAGAGAAGCGACGACTACGACGACGTATTCGAGCCAATCTTTAACGCCACACATGATCCCCCGCCCCGAAAACGAATCAGTGGCAAGCGACAACGATCAGACAGCGTCGACGTCGACACTGGCGCCACTGCTTCGGCCGCCGCCACTGGTAGATGGCAGACGCGTGGCAGGTGTACCAATACGGGCGCCTCGCCGCTACCGCCGCGACGTGTTGTAGCAACGGTGCGTGACCTAGAGGCAACGATCTACCGTACGGGGCGCGCACTGGGTGTGCTAAACGACGTGCACCGACCGTTCGACACTGGCATCAAGTTTCTAGCAAGCGAGCCACATTGCGCGGCACAGATGGCACACTTTGACTTTGACGTACCCGCGTCGGTGCCCATACTGGACCCCATACAGATCCCGGTGTTTGCAATGAGTAGCGGCGCACGGGCGTTTGACCTCGTCGTGTGGCCGGGTACGCACGACACGCCGTGGGACGAGTGGGAAGAACGAAACCTCGCGGCTCGCCGCACGGTGGTCACTGTGCCACCTTACTCTGTACTATTCGTTCTTGGCAGCCTGGCACACGCTGGTGCACCAAACAAAAGTGCCGCACCCCTGTTGCGCACCCATTTATACTTTAACACACGCGCCGTAACAGTGGGTGCTGACGAGACGGTGTTGATCCGCGGGTGGGACGGTGGCGGCGACGACGGCGACGACGCTGATGATAAATAGACACGTTTGCACGTCGGATACGCGTAACGGTCGCACAGCGAGCCATAACTGGTTGGCTGGGGGTCACTCGGGAGTTTGTGTTTTAGGCTCTATTGCACAGTGTGTCAGTGCCACTGTTATGCCCTTACTTGCGTGTCCCGTTTACTTTGATGACACGCGAGATCACCCACGGCCCGGGCGCCAAGTGACGGAGCCACGGCGCGGGGCGTAAAGACGCCGCTTGATGCGCTCGGCGACGCTCGCTCCTCCACGCGAGGCACTCATCGACGACGCGTCGCCATCACCCTGTTGTGCGTCAACCAACATCTTGATGGCAACAGCGATCAAAATAATGACCAGCACAGCGCCGCCAACAATGGCAGCCTTCTTTGGCGTCGACAGCGCCGTGAACCTGCTTGTAACTTCGGTCATCGTCGTCCACGGGCGGCGACAGCGGTGGCGGTGGCGGTGGCGGTGGCGGTGGCGGCGCGTAGGCTTCTGTCACATCGAGTAGAAAATTATCACTGAGACGCGGGGTCCGGCAGCCTACGTATTCTTTCGTCGAGAACCACCACAGTTGCAGCCACGGCGAGGAACAGCGTCAATCTGTTTGCGCATCTCCTCGAGTTGCTTGGCACCCGATGGACGCACGCTGCGTGTCGTTGCGCCAGTGGTCGTCGTCGTCGTCGTCGTCTTCGTCGTCGTCGTCGTCGTAGACGCTCTTGTCGACGATGACACCTTACGAGCACCGCCGCCGGATCCAGCGCTCCTGGCTGCCACCGAATCCTGCGAACGAGAAATACTACGTGGCTGTGTCCTTGTCGGGATAGTCTTTGCTGCCGTCGTCGCGCCGCCCGTCGTTGTCGTTGTCGTCGTTGTTACCGGTGCTGGTGCTGGTGCTGCGGCTGCCGCGGATCGGGGTGATGTCGTCTCCGCCGTCTGGGCCCCAGATGCCTTTGTCGCAGTCACCGAGGACGCGTCGCCCAGTGTCTCGTTGGTCGCGCCCGCTGGTGCTTTTGGGGAGATGGCAGCAGCAGCAGCAGCAGCAGCAGCCTCTGTCTCCTTGTCCTCTTTCTCTTCTTGTTCCTCGCGGTTCTTGATGCGCTGTCCAAGCGCCGCCAACCATGCCTGCATGGTGCCTGTAGTGGCCAACACTGCGTCGGTGATGGGATAAACAGCAATGTCCTGGGCAAAGTGTGCACGACAACGCGCACAGGGCATCGTGTGCTCGAAGCGCAAGATTCCCGCACGCACCGCGTCACGGACCGTTGCGACGTCCTCGCCACTGTCCGGTACGAGAGCACGGTCAATCGCCAGTGCATCAGTGTTTGCAGTGTACCAGTACCGGTGTCCCCATTCCTCTGGCTGGGGGTTGGTCGACGACGGGCGCGCAGTGATGCGGGTCCACTGGCGGTCCGACATTGCGCGAGTTGTTCCCACACGTGCACGCGCCGTTCGCGTCGTAGGCGTCAGTGTGTGTAGTGCAAACACGCGAGTCGGGATGGGCGTTGACTACGACTACTTTTGCGGGAGAGAGTAGTTGTTTCCTGTAACAACGTGTAGAAAATTTCCCCTGGGGTCGCGCGCCGTGTTTTGTTTGACGAGAAGGAACAATGTGTGTATCAACACCCCCCTCGGGGGTTACGACGACGACGACGACGACGACGACGACGACTCGGAGAGTCCGAGCGGTAACGTTGCCGACGTCATAAACCACACGCACACCGCGTGACGACGCTCGCAGCGCAGATCCGGCGACTTCCCCTTGCACATCTGGTGTGCCAGACTACGCAGGCGCTCAGAATGTGCCGCCATGAGGTTTCGTAAGTTGGGTGGAATAAACGAACCCGTGCCGATACACACGCCGTGACAGCCGTTGATCATCTCCCTAGACAACGTACTCGTTGTCACGCCAGTGGTGCGAGACGCCGCGTCGCGTCGCAGGATGTCACGCATTGCGTGTAAAACACCCTCGCGTGTAACCCTGTATGCTACGCCGTTGAACACTACCGAAAAGTCCACCTCGTCCTCGTCCTCGTCATCGTCGTCATTGTCACCGTCGCCGGCCACGCTTCCTGCCTCGCGCTCACCGATACCTCCTCCTCCACCACCACCACCACCTCCGTTACCGTCACCCCTCGGTGCCCGCTTCCTAGCGGCACGCGTCGTTGTAGCAAACGATGGATCGTACGGGCGAGGTGGTGGCCTGCGACGACGAAGCGACGGTGGTGATAGCGGGGGCCCATGTCGCTTCTTCCCCAGGCTTTTCGTGGCAGGTGCAACAGCGGGAGGTGGCGTTCCGCTCGGTGACGTTTTCGGGTCCGGTGGCGGTGGCGGTGGTGGCGGTGGTGGCGGTGGTGGTGGTGGTAGTCCTCTGGTATCGACGGTGGTCGCCGCCGCCGTGGTGGTGGTGGTGGTGGCAGTGGACCCCCCTTGTGCGTGTTCAGCGAATATCGTGTCCCAGTTTGCAAACGGGCAGAGTGCCTCTGATAGACGACGCACCAAGGTAAACTCGGGGCGCGTGACCAGCAGCGACTCTGGCTGTGAAAGAACAGCCGCGAGCATGGCACGCTGCTCGGCACTGGCCTTTTGCACCGCGAAAAGACGCACTAGGTTTCTACGGTGTGGGCGACTCGTGTCAAGTGTAGCAGCGTCGCTACACGGCAACACCGCGTCTACACCAGAGTCGGACATCATGCTGTCGCTGTCGCTGTCGCTGGACGACGACGACGACGACGACGACGACAACAGGTAATACCACGACCCCAGGCGCTGCTCTGTCGTAGTGGCCGTCGACTCGTCGTCATTGTCGCCGTCGTCGCGCCCCCTCTCTGTTGTTACGCTGCGAGTGCACAACAGCGTCATCAACGTCTCTGCAAGTGTGCACAACGGGTGTGTCAGGCCGTCTTGCGTCAGTGTCCCCTTGTACTCGTTGTAAACGGCTACCGCTGCGTCACGCTGTTCTCGCAATACGCGCTCGTCTGGTACACACCTAAAGTGTGCCAAGAGACTCATGTGGACCTCTTCGAGGTCAGTAGTGTCTGTCATCTCGTTTGCAGCGGTGAGACGTCAAACGACCCAAGCGCGCCCGGTCCAACATCAAAGCGGGTATTTACTATAATAAAAAAATCAAACACGAAAAAATCACATCAACTGGCAACGGACCACCTCCTCGCGATGCGGCAACTTCGACCTAGCACCGTCGCCCAGCGCATACCCATCGTCGCGCCACCCCTTCCGGCCCCGGCTCCGGCGGTCCCGGCTCCGGTCCCGGCCGTTGCTGCTGCGCTGCCACCCCCCCAAGCCGAGCACGGTATCAATCCTCCGCTGTGGTCGCCAATACGCAGTCTGCCAAAGGTTGGTGCACACTTTTCGCGACACTTTGCGTCACGCGGACTGTGTACCCTGCGTAGTCTTGTTACCTACCTGAGGACGCACACACCCGCCCAGGGACGCGCGCTCCTCGCGGATGTGTTGAAAAACCCCCGGGCAACGCAGTGTGTCGGTGACGTGCGTAGGGTTGGACAGGAGGATCGCCAATACCTGGTGGCGCGAGAGAATCGTTTTGCACACAATGCCATTGTCGCGTATGCGAAACAGGTCTCGCAGCGGGCTCCTCATTTACTGCCCGCCAACCGTGTCCCGCCGTCGCTTGCTCGACGAAGACTCACGGTGGCGTATCCCCATCGCTGTGCCGTGTAACAGCGGTGGTGGGAGTGGCGGGGTGGTGGTACGTGTTGCGCGTGATGGGCTAACGCGTGTTTACTGTTTCAATGCCGGGTCTGCAGCGTCGCGCAGGTCTGTTTTGCGAAAGCGCGTAGGTTTCCCGGTGCGTAGGTTGTAGTTGAAAATGCGCTCTTGACTCGCGTGGCCGTCCTGAGACGTTGCTAGGATGTGTGTGAGGGTACCCAGTGTCGTTTCCATACCGTCCATCGTAGTTCCCATCGTGTCCAGTGCCGTTTCCATTGCTCCCAGTCTCGTCTCCATCTTTCCCAACGTCGTCGCTATAGAGCCCAACATCGCCTCGATGGCATCGGCGCGCGCAACAGAGCGCAACATCTCCGACTGGATTGCGACAAGAACCTCGTCTCTTGGCGACGGCATAGATGCGTCATACTCTTGGACAATCTGCATCGAGGACCTCACACGAGTCGTTGGCTCGTCGGAGAGTGGCAATGGTGGTGATGGCGACGGCGGCGACGGCGGCGGCGGTGGTGGCGGTGGTGGCGGCGGTGGCGGTGGCCGTGACCCCGCTGTCGTCGCAGGACTCTTTGTCGCCATCGAACCGACACTCCCGCTCATGCTGTGGGTGACACATAAAATTCACATTTGCAAGCGCAGAAAGTGCTCGCTGTCGTAGTTTTGAGGCAGGAACATGTAGGGGAGAGTGTTGGCGTACAGCGTCAACTCGGTGCCTCCGACGTACGAGGGGGGCATCACGGGCGTGCGGGGCGCGCTGGTCGGTGTCCAAACCGACGACGACGACGACGACGACGGGCACCGCGTACCACCGCCGCTCCGGGAGGATGCGTCACAGCGCCCACAGTGTTGAGGCATCAGTGGTTGACCCGGGGGTACGCTAACGTTGTGCGGGAGCCACTGTGCGAGCGACGGCGATGGCTGCCTCAGTACGCCACATCGCCGACACGTAGTGACCGTGCCAGTGTTGCCGCGAACGCCACGCGTGTCTGCACACAAACAGTCAATCGTCTGTCGTGTAGGAACACGACCCACCCCGTCTCGAATCCGTTGCTGGGCTCGACATTGTGCGCGGCGAACGTCGCCTGCACTTGGAACGCATCCTGGCGCGCCGCGCAACGCTGCGCCAATCGGTACCGTAGGACGACCGAGCGACTCTGCCGGCCAAAACGTCATCTCGCGCTGTCGCCGCCGCCACCGCCGCTGCTACCACTGTTCTACTATGTCTTGGCTCATTTTTATTTCAAGCCCGACTCATGTCATGTCCAAACGTCGACGCGCGCGAACATTCCGTCGGCCGCCACCGCCGTCGCCGCCGCCGCCAACGCTCGCACCATAGGATGGCGGGGGACTAGTCGGTGTGCTTTGCGTGGTTCTTTTGTTTCCGACTGTTCCCGGTGTGACGCGTCGTCGATACGCGGGAGGCGTGGCTACGGACACCACCTGATCGTACCCCGGGAGCCCGGGAGTAATCGCCTGTCCATACTGTCGGCGACCAGTGGCGCGCATCTCGGTGAGCGCAAGTGACGTGGGCATCTCGACCGTGTACACTATGATGCGATACGGCTGGCAACGTCCGATCGCTTCGTTCACTGCACGCACGACCTCTGCATGCTCTGTCTCGTCGGCGGGCGGCGCACCAGTGTCCCCTCGCAGCAACGCGGTTACGCGATCGTGCAACGTGTCGTTCCACACACGTACCCACGAGCCGTCGACAAACACGTCCATCACACGTCGAAAGTGCGTTGCTCCGCCGCCGTCCGCAGAGCGCTCGAACACGCCCGCGTCGCGTAGCGTAATCAAACCGTGGTGATCCAGCGTGGGGCTGTCGTAGTCAACGAGCACACGCCACTCGCCGTCAATGTCCTCGCCGACAAACGGCTCAACGTTGAAACTAGCATGGTCGGGGTGTCTCGCAGTCACCGCGTGCTGTGGCTCCAACAGTGCCCTGTTCATGCGTCGTACGATCGACAGCGTGTCGTGCGCGGGAACGTCGAGGACAAATGCGCGCTCGCTTGGCAACGTGGTAAAGTGAGCCGCCTCGTCAGGGTCCTCGTTAATCTCAATTCGAATACCCGCCTTGCCCGGAAGCGTCATCCTAAGGGCCATTGGCAACGGCGCAAGCAGCGACGGCGACAGCGGCGACAGGCTGCCGGGCACGGCGGTGCCGTCGTCGCGAGGAGGCGACGGTGTCTGAAACATTGCCAGTGGTGACAGCGCGCGGGCGGCATGAGGTGTTCGTGGCGTTCTTGGTGTAGGAGGATGCGGTGTGTGTGGTGTGTGTGGTGTGTGTGGTGTGCGCGGTGTGCGCGGTGTGCGCGGTGTGCGCGGCGTAGACGCCCGGGTAGTCATCACGGTGCTATGCAACGAAACGGCTCCAGGGAGGGTCGTCGTGACTGTTGGCCGACAAAAAATCACACTACCCCGTCCCACCACGGCCACTATCGCCGTCGCCGTCGCCGCAACCGCTGTGATCGTAGCGCACCTGTGTCGCGTGCAGAACACTGGGGCATGCTCCGATAGTGGACGAATAGCCAACCTGTCGCAGAACACTAGTGTCCCCTCGTGCCACATACGCACAGAATACACGGTAAAACTGCAGTTCCTCCCAAAACTGCCTGCACATTATCGCGCGCTGCCAACCGCCTAAGATATGCTTTCTGGCATCGTCGTGGTCGTCGTCGTGGTCATCATGTAGCATCAGTTGTCTCTCTAGGCCACACACACACACACACACACACACACACACACGGCGCTAGTTGTGCGCGCAATGTCTTGTTTCGTATCTAACACGCGTGCATCGGATTTGTTTCGTTACGTTGCAACGCGTTCTTTTGTGTGTCACATGGGGCGGAGGGCGTCAACAGCAGTGTTCCCCCGTCGCTCCCCCCACACGCCGTGTTTTCTCAAGCACGCGATACCACTACGATGACCATGGTCGCATCCCCCAGCCCTGTCGCTATCGACGACGATGACCATCACAGCGCCGACGACGGCGACAGCGGTATGGACCACCACGAAACTCTACTCGCCATGCCCCCGTTGCCGCTCCACACTGGCTGGTCGTGGTGGGTCGATCGTCGCTGTGCCAGTGCCGCCGCCGCTCCCGCCGCCGCGTCGACACAACACCCTAGTCACTCGTCAACAGCACCACCGCCGCGGCGACAGACGGTTGCCGAGTTTGAGTCGTCCATCTCGTTGCTCGGCACCGTCGACACGGTCCAAACCTTTTGGCAGTGGTACAACAATCTGCCGGCCGCCGGCTCGCTGCAACAGAACACCACGTATTACCTGATGCGCGCCGGGGTGAGGCCAGTGTGGGAAGACGACGCCAACAACGCAGGGGGACACATTGCCGTGCGGTGCAGTAAGGACGTGTCAGAAGACCTGTGGCTAGACGTAGCGCTCCTTGCCGTTGGCGAAACACTCAGCGAGGCAATGCAGCATCGCCTCGGCCGTCCACACGACGACGTGTGTGGCGTCGCGTTTTCCTGCCGTCGATTTGACAATGTGGTGCAAGTTTGGAACCGAGACCAGCGCGGTGTTCGCGTCGACGCGTTTGCGACAATGCTAGACGAGTTGCTGCCAGGTCATGACATTGGTGAGCCAATTTACAAGTTGCACACAAACACTGCAGCAACAGCAGTCGCCCAGACTAGGGGAAACGGCGGCGGCGGCGGCGGCGGCGGCGGCGGACGCCGACGAGTAGTGCCGCATCACGGCGCCCCTGTCAAACACCAGCGTCATAACGGGCGCAGTGTAATGGCGTCCACGTAAACGTCGTCGTCGTCGTCGTCGACTACGTGTTGTGTTTACTCGTACTAGCCACTGCCACTTCCATTGCAGTCGCATGTGGCGGCGACGGCGGCGGCGGCGGTGGCGGCGGCGGTGAAAGCACATAGTCTAGTGTTACACGGGGCAGTGTCTCGTCGCCGCGAGCAGCCGTGTCGAGAAAAGGATGTTGTAACACGTCGGTCGTGGCGGGCCGGTGCGACGCGTCGATGCACAGCATTTCGGCCACCAGGTTACGCGCGTCGTCACTCAGTCGCCCACCCGCAATGGCCCATATGCTGTCATCGACACCGTGGCAGATCTTTGCAAAGACAAGGCCCCGTCCATTGTCGCCCGTGTCCTCGTGCGAGCGCAGGTAGTCGCTGCGTTCGGCACTGGTAACATCAAACGGATGGGCGCCCGTGTGAATGTGAAAGAGCAACACGCCCGCGCTCCACACGTCAATCGATGGCCTTGACAGTGCTGTTCGATCTGCATTTGCAGCGCGCATCCACATCCGCGCCATCTCTGGTGCCATGTATCGCGGTGTGCCAGCAGTCGAGGCCTTTTGGTCGCCAACCTTGGCACACAGTCCGAGGTCACACAGTTTCACACACAGGCCGTGGACGCTGCCGCTGCCGCGATGTTTCTGCAAAAGAAGATTTTGTGGCTTGAGGTCGCGATGCACGACGCCGACGCTCGTGTGCAGGAAGTGCAATGCAAGCAACACCTGTCGCATCACCCATCGCGTGTCGCGCGACGTGAGGTGCCCGTGTTTTGCGGTCCAGTGATGCACCGTCGTACGTGTACACAGTTCGAATCGAAGTGCGTATCGATTGACTGTCATTCCAGCCGCCTCCATTGCCGCCGAGTGTGATGTTGTTAATCGCGTGACGTCGTAAAAGTGAACAATGTGAGGATGTGCTCGCGCTCGCACCAGTGCACTCAACTCGCGTTGTAACATTGCCTCTTGATGACGGCGTGAACCTTGGTCCCCCCCGCCGTTGCCGCGGGCGACGCCCCGCTGTTTCGATCGCGGTGCCTCGATTATCTTTACGGCGTAGGACGGCGGTGCGCGTCCACTTGTGCACGCGCGTGCCACAAAGCATCGTGAGAAACCCCCCTTGCCAATCTGTTTCCCCAGTGAGTACTTTTGATCGTCGCAGAGAGTCAGAGTCGTGCCGGGTCCAATCTCCTGCGACACTACGCACGTGGGCATAGAATCTAGAACACTGTCACATGCGGTGACACCTTGTACGGCCATCGCTGCCTGCCTGCCCGCAGCGCAACAGAGCACGGGGGAGATGAGATGCGTAACTGACCACCATCTTACACACACAGAAAAATTGATCCAATCCACGTGCGCGCCGATGATAAATGAACACTCATACTGCCCCGTTGATAAATGAACGACCAGGCGCCGCGTTTGTTCTGCCGACACGCTCGACAACAACATGAAGCAAGGCACATTGCCATTTGGCATGGCGTTGTCTTCGTCGTCGTCGTCGTCATCATCGTCGTCGTCGCCGTCGTCGCCGTCGCCGCCGTCGCCGTCGCCGTCGCCGTCGCCGCTGCCGCCGCCAGAAGCAGTGTCCCCCCCAAGGGAACTTGACAGCGCAGCGGATGATACATGTGCACCACAACACGGGGGGCACGACGGTAGCGACGATGAGTCCCGCGCAGCCCTTATGTTGGACGTGCATCAACGCGCCGTCGTCGACTGGCCCTTGGTGCTGTGTGAAGAGAGCGACGACGACGAGAGTGGCTCACAACGTCAGGGAAACAGGCGTACTCTTGTCGTAAAGGCCCACGCCGGAAGCGGCAAGACAACCGTGGGGTGCAGGATGTTGTTGCAACACGAGCGCGTGATCAAGTACCTGCCAAACGCAACTGCGCAGTATCTTGCGTTCAACACGTCGATAGTCGCTGAGATGACAGAGCGCCGCCGCGTGGGTCTGTTACCTCGCCGCGTGAATGTCAATACGTTCCACGCGTACGCCAAGCGAGTGCTGTTCCCATCGTCGCATGCGGTCGACACGGCGAAACTCGAGCGGCTTGTCCAGGCGCGTGTGCCAAAGGTCATGCCAGGCGCCAAGGGCAAGGGCAAGGGCAAGAGCAAAGGCAAAGGTGCGGCCGAGACAGCGGCGGCGGCGGCGGCGGCGGCGGCGGATTGTCCGTATGATTTCTATAGCGTTCGCGACTTGTGCACCGAGTGGCGTCTCTGTAGGCCCGGTGAGCGCACCCCGAGTGTCGCCGACCTCGAGGACCTTGTTGTCGAGCGCAACATGTCTCGACCGACGATTCGTGTGACAACAGAAGAGCGCGACGCGGTGGCACAGGTGTTGGCCGACGACATTGCCGAGGCACATCGGGATGTGTACGACTTTTCAGACTGCCTGTGGCTGCCGAGTGTTGACGAGCACTTTGCGGCTCGCCTGCGTGCAAACGCACCGGGCTTTTTGTTTATCGACGAGGCACAGGACCTCGATCGGGTGATGATTGCATTTGTGACCACACTGTGCACAAACAAGAACACGATGCTCGTCGTCGTAGGTGACCCGCGTCAGTGTATCAACATGTGGAAGGGTGCACAGCCCATGGCGACGCTTGCCGCCACACTGGGACGTGAACGCGGTGGTCCATGCGACGAGTTGACTCTGCGATACACGTATCGCCTGCCGCGCACCGGCGTAAACTTTGTCAATCGGGCATTCCCCAGCGAGGAACCGATGCTCGCGCGCCCGGGCGCTCCATACGGCATGCTCGTTGAGTTGGACGGCGCACCAGCAGACCATAACTTTGTTACGAACGACGTGGTGCTCGCACGGCGTAACATTGACCTGTTGATGCTAGGCTACGCGTTGTTACGCCGCAGGGGCGCGGACCGCGTGCGCGTGATGATTAAGGGGCGTGACATGTTTGCGACAGTGCGCGAGGAGTTGGCCAAGTTAACGGGCCTGACGGTCGGTGATGCGCGCGCGTCGTTTGCGGAACGCCGACTGAAGGAAGCCCGTGCCGTTTATGCCCGTAATCGCCACAGTGGCGACAAAACAAACGTGTCACAGTCGCTGGCGAACATTGTCGACCGATACGCAGCGCTCGAGTGCATCATTTCACAGAGCAACGTGGACGAAACAGACCTGATGTGCACCCTCGTGCAGCGTGTACACGAGCAGGCCGAGGAGCAACAACGTGCTGGCGCCGAGGGGGCACCCGTTGTGTCTCTGACGACGATCCACGCGTTCAAAGGTTGCGAGACCGATCGGGTGTTCCTGTTAAATCCAGACGTGCTGCGTGTACCGCGCTCGGTGCCCCCCGAACACTGGCTCGCCGAGGAGATCCGCAACCTGCGCTACACGGCGTACACGCGCCATCGGCACGCAATGTTTGTGTTTCTACGCACACCGACACGCGGCGCAGACTTTGACGAGCAGGTCGAAGCGTTGCGTGTCCAGGCGTCGTCATGGTACGCGGCGTCAAAGAAACGAAAGACAAAGACAACGAGCCGCGCTTCGTCCTCCGTCGTCGCCGCCGCCGCCGCCACGCGTGGCAAGAAGAAACAGCGCCTCCTCGACTAGGACGGGCGAGATAAACCAGTCGTTTTTTTCCGTGACGCTGTAACAGCACTGGGCGCCCCCGACACGCACACACTGCGCCGCTACGGGGCGACCACGACTATGACGTGAAGGGCGGCGGCATGGTGCGTTGGCTTTCGTTTTTGTGCAGCAACGAAGTAACCTCTCAGCGGGACCCCCCGGGGGCACGAGGAGGGCGTTTTTTGGGGAGTGTCGTCGTGTGTTCCAGCGACGTGGTGTGTGTGCGAGTGTGTAACCGTGTTCTTGCCGCCGCGGCGAGCGCTACAGGTACCGTCACCGCGACTGCAGACGCTACAATCCTACAGGTCACAGACCACGATGGCGACCACGAGTATTTGGTGTACACGCGCTCTGGCAGGTGCTTCCGGTGCTTCACGCGCCGTGGCGCTGTAGACTTTGCCCAACACGTGTTTGGCTTTGATCGTCCAACCGCCGCTGTGACGTGTGCCAGCGACGACGTGGTGGATCTCTCTGTACCACCACCACCACCGACACCTCCCCGAGTGAACGTAACAGCCCTGGGCAGGCGTGTGATGGACTGGGCGTACGTGTCTCGTCTAGACGTTGAAGCGATCCAGATACGTGACCAGGCGGTCGACGAAGATGGTCACCTTGCATACCACGTGCACCTTTGTGGAGGGCGCACGCTGTTATGCTACTCGCGACTGACGGCAGAATCGTTTATCCACCTAGTGATCCCGTCGTCGTCGTCGTCGTCGTCGTCGTCGTCGTCGTCGTCCAATGGCTCGGGTGGAGACTCTCGTGGCGTGTCGTGTGACAGGGGGGATTCACGAAGTTTGTAAACACACCGTAGTACTACTGACCGTGATCGAGTTGCGGATGGTTTTCTCGTCGAGTAGCACGTGAAACCGTGACTTCATCGCCAATGCAAACATTCTGACGCAATCGTCTACGCTGACGCACCCACTGTTGCGGCCGCTGGCGTCGTCGTCGTCGTCGTCGTCGTCGTCGTCGTACAGGGTAAGTGTCCCGTCTGCCTCGTATCGAATGTCAAACCCAATGTCTTTGAGGAACATTTCTTCGAGTCGCCTTGGCTCGGTGTAAATAGAATACGACCGCAGGGGCCACAGTGCGTTTCGCAAAT